ACGGCACTCGCTGCGATTGATGGCGGGGATCAGATAGTTGCCGACCGGATGCGAGGTGAAGCCGGGATCGTTCGGTCCGGTCGCGACCGCAACGGCAGGGTCGCACGACGTGCGCCGCGCGAGATCGAACAGCATCGCCAACGGCGGCACCACGGCGAGCGGCGGCACCGGCTGCACCGACACGTGCGGTGGCCGCTTATGAATAACGACGTGGGCGCGGTGGTACGCGCGGGCGTCGGTTGTTGGCAGCACGAACAGTGCGGTCAGGATCAGGCCGAGAATCTTCTTCATCGTCGCCTCCGAGTTTTCTTCCGTACATCACGCCGCCGATAAACCGGTACTCGTAGCCGTCCTGTGTCGGGCCGGGACATCCGCAATCGGCGTAGTCGATGCCGCAATGCGGGCAGTTGCCGTCCTCGTCGCAATCGGCGGCAAACACCACGCGCTGCCACTCGCTCATCCGATCAGCGCCTCGATGTCGATGGCCTTGCCGACGCGGTCGCGCGAGCGAATCCCCGTGAGCATCGCCAGCGCCACCGCGCCATCGATGCGGAAGCGCGATTTGTCCTTGTCGAGTTTGCGTCCGCCGGCCGGGTCCATGACCGCGACCGCGTTCGCCATGTTCCAGTTGAGCACCGGGTTGTTGGGATGGATCAGCTTGCGTTCCGTGATCGCCGTCTCAAGGGCATCTATCGCCGGGGCCATGTCCTTGAACCCCTGACCCCACGGGATCAACCGCAGCCCGTCCCCCTTGTCACCCTCCTTGAACGCTTGCAGACCGACGCCGTCGAACTCGCGCAGCAAATCGTCCATCCGCCACCGGTCGTAAACCAGCGCCCGCACCCGGTAACGCGAACTGATCTCCGCAATGCGTCGCGCGATCACCCGCTTGTCAATCGAGCGTCCCGGCGTGACCTCAAGGACACCCGCGTTTTTCCAATCGAGGTAGCGAAGATTGCCGGACCCAAAGTCGCGGTTGCTGTGCTCGATCAGCATGTCCTCCGGTTTCCAGAAGAACGGCTGGACGCGGGCGATCTCGTCGGCGGATCCCATGATCAAGGCGGACAGATCGACGGTGTTCGACAGGTCGAGCGTCAGATAGACGTCCTCGCCTGGTTTGAACTCGACCGGGCCGGAACACGCCATCCACTCGGCGCGGCTGATCAGGATCGAGGCGGGCGAGATGCGCTGATTGAGCAGAAGGTTGCGCACCTTGGATTCTTCCGACGGCATGCGCATCGCCTTCTCGACGGCGCGGGCCAGATCGTCGTAGTCGCGGAACACGCCGAGCGCAGGGTTTGCCTTGCGCCATTGCCGCTTGTCGTCGAGCGCACAATCCTCGTCGGCGGCATACAGGTGGCAGACGATGGACGGGTCGGCACCGGACAGGCCGTCGTCGATCAGTTGCGAGAGGATATGCTCCGGGTCGTTCGATTGCGTCGAGATCACGATGAACAGCGGCTCCTCGCGAGCGCCGAACGAGGTGTCGAGCACGTCGTAGAGGTCGCGGCTTTTCGCCTGTGCGAGTTCGTCGTAGATCACGACCGTCGGCAGGTAGCCGTGCTTGGTTCCGGCCTCCGCCGAGATCGCGCGGTACACCGACCCGGTGTCGCGTCCGACCACGGTCTTGGTCGAGGCGACGATGTCCACATTCTTCGCCAGTTCCGGCTCTAGGTCGATGATCTGCTTGGCGAACTTGAAGATGATCGACGCCTGGTCGCGGTCGTTAGCAGCGGAATAGATTTCGCCGTTGGGTGTGCGCTCCGGTCCGATCAGATGCGCAAGCGCGATGGCCGCGATCAACGCGGTCTTGCCGTTCTTTCGCGCCATCGAGAGAATTGCCCTGCGCACCACGCGACGGCCATCCGGCCACGTCGGCTCGTAGATCGCGCGGATGAACTTTTTCTCGAACGCCAGCAGCTTGAACGGCTTGCCCTGCCCCTTGCCCGACGGCACGGTCAGCCGCTCGATGAAGTCGATGACCCGCTTCGCCCGCCGTTTGCCTCTGGCGGTGCGTCGCGGTTGTTGCTGCATGGCGCGATCAGGCGATCAGATCGTCGAACTTGCCCGCTGGCCGCTCGCCGCTCGAGGATAGCCGCGTCCGCGCCGACGGTGTCAGGCCGAACTCGGATGCGAAGCGAACCATGTTGAGCGCCGCCGTGTTGGCGGTGCCGATCAGCGGGTTCTGGATCATATTGCCGTTCGTGGTCTTGATCATCAGTCCCCTGGTCAGCGGGTCTTTCGCCGCCATGATGGCGATGGCGCGTTTCGCCGTCATCATCCGGCCATAGGCGTCGCAGTAGGCGACAAGCGTTTGCAGATCGAGCACGGTCAGCAAGCCGAGGGCGTAGAGTTCCGGCGTCACCCGCAACCATTCCAGCCGCGCATCGTCGGTGAGATGGTCCGGCGGTGCCGGTATCTCCGCCGCGATGCGCGGCTGCGGTTCAGGCTTGATCGGCCTTCGACCGGGGTTGCCGCGTAGAACCTTCAGTTGCGTCGGGACGACCATCAGCGCCGCCCCGGACCCTTCATCGCTTCCGCCGCCGCTGCGCCGGTCGGCGTCTCGATGGCGATGGCGAACTTGCATTCGTCGCGTTGCACGACGGGATGCTCGCGCGTTCCCGAGCGCAGCTTGAGGAAGTTGATCGAGCGTCCCCACACCTCGCCCTGAATGACGATGCCGGTATCGGGCTTGGCGGTGACGGTCACCTCGCTGCCCCGCGCGTCATAGAGATCGTTGTAGAGGTTGCCGTCGGAGGACACCTGAAAGGTCAGGTTTGCTTCCGTAAATTCCTGCGGCACCGTGATGCGCACGATGTCGCCCGCCGAACAGTCAGCGCCGTCGGACAGCGACTCGCCTTGTGCAATGGTCGGGCCGTCTACGATTGCAAGTGTCATGCCAAGTTTCCTTCCTCTGGTGGATACAAACGACGTGCTAAATCCGGGCAGCGTGAACGGGCGCATGACCCCTGCATCGTGGGTGTGGCGCACCTGTTGGGCTTTTAGGGACAGGGAGCGGGACCACGACGCAGGGGATTAGCGGGTTACCCCGCCAATGCGAGTTGCTTGCGGCGCTTGCGCAGCATCATGCCGAACGCGCCGAGGCCGCTGGCGAACAGCCAGACCGCACCTGGCAACGGCGTCTCGCCCGTGGCGAGTGGCGTGACCACGAGGTCATTCGACGCCGCCGTGCCGACGAAACAGTTCTTGCTGCAATCGGCAATCGTGAAGAACCCGGCGATGACCGTGCCCGCTGGCAGGTTCGCGCCGAACGAAAAGTCATTGAGCAGCGTGGTCGAGCCGTTGCCGTCGAGCGTGATGTTGTTGAGCGTCACCGTGAACGACAGGAAATTGCCGGTGAAGCCGGGGTTTTCGACCGCCTCGCCCGCCGACAGGTTTGCGAAATTGTCGGTCGGCGAAAAGTCGCCAGCGTTCGGCAGGTTCAGGTAGGTGGCGATGCTCGACCCGTCACCGGCATTGAGCAGCGCCGCGATCTTGAGCGCCGCCAGCAAGCCGCCGCCATTGTCGGTCAGTCCCGGCAACGCGAACGTGCTGGTGTCGATCAGGTTGGTCGGCACGAAAATGCCAAGCGTGAGGCTCCCGGTCTTGGGACCGGGCGCGATCTCGAAGCCCCAATTCTGCGCCGACGACAGCGGCGCGAAAGTGCCGTTATCGGTTTGTGCGCATCCGGTCCCCGCGCCCGTGCAGGAATAACTCAGAAGCGGATCGAGCACGGTATCGCCAAGCGCCGGCCGCACCACGAACAGTGCCGCCACCGCCAGCATCAACGCCAGACATTTGCGCATCATCGTTTCCTTTGGTTGCCTTCAAGAAATAGATCGCCGCGCTACGTGCGCAGCATCAGCGGCACCGCGCTGCCAAGCCGGATCGGCCCCGGCACCGGCATGCCCAATAACAGCGCGATGATCAGGTAGAGCGCGATCAGCGCCACGATCACCATGTAGACGCGCTGGATGTTTTCGGGGATCGCGAAATTCAGCCAGCCCGCGAACCAGACGATGACCAGCCCGACCAACACGAGGATCGCGATATAGATCGCGATATTGATCAGCCCGAGCAAAAGACCTGTGAGACTCATGGCGTCCTCCCTTGGTTGTTGAACGGATGCAGCGGGTCGGTCGGAAAACCGTCCTCGTCCACTCCGCTTCTCGATATGCCGGGGTCGTTCCATCGCTCGCGTTGCAGCCACTTATCGACCAGCCAGAGGTGCAGACCGCGCACCGCAACGCGGTCGGGATCGCTCATGATCCGGCGGCGCAATTCCTGCCGGTCCTGCGTGAGCACGATCAGGTCGCCCGCCTGGACGC